GTAGGTTTTAAAAAGCCGATATCTCCAGCTTTAGGAGTCTTAGTAATCAATCCTTTATCCTTAAACCAATTGTAGCCTGTTCCACAGCCACTATATTTTGGTATCAGTGTCTTAAGTACTCCAGCTTGATTAGCACACCACGACACAAATATGGCACACCAAGAACAGTTATTCATTCCATACCACTTGCCATACTTGTTATCATTGTTCTTTCCTTCTTTGTAGCCTACTTCTCCTAAGGCTATTTTTAAAAATTTTTCTTTCATATTTATTCCTCCTTGATTCCAAGAATCATTTTTATTTTTTGATAACAGTCTGTAGCATATTTCTTATAAGCTACAATAATTAATCCAATTATTTCAATTAGATTTATTGCATCATCTGGAATAACTATATCTACTCTTTCCAAAATAATTGGCATCGATTGTAAACATAAACAAAAAACTAAGAATGACAAAGAAAAAAGGAATATTTTAAGTATTCCTTTTCCTAACTTCTTCCAACTAAATTTTTTATTCATAGATCCGTTTACAGCTCCAAGAACTATATTTGTAATTCCAAGAGATAATAATACTCCTAAGAGCATTAAAACTGTAATAATGTTTTCTATCATAATTTACCTTCTTTCTTAATCTATAATTTCAAATGTCTTTACAATTGCTACAAGTTGTTCTACAAACGAATTTCCTCTTAAGAGTTTGTAAACTCTATAAGAATGTAGTATTGCATCTAATTCAAATTGTGTTATTTTCTTATCTCTTTTACAATCGTTGTAAATCGCCAAAATATCATTTCTTAAGGAACATTTTATTCCTTCAACCATTGCAAAACAAAAGACTAAAAAAGGTACTAAAACGCATGATATTAGTACCCAGTATTCTTTTATGAAGTTAATTATATCCATTAATTGCTTCCTCCTTCTTTTATTTTCCTTATCTCTTCTTCTAACTCATTATAACGACTTCTAAGCGATATTCTTTCCTCTTTGGTAGGATTATACTCTTCGTCTGTTAAAAGTCCTTCCATCCACTTTAAAGTCTTATAATCAGTGTTATTTAACTTTGCTTGTATCTCTTCCATTTCAAGATTGATTTGTTCTATTCTCTCTTGCTTACTTATTTTTTCTTGAATGGCTAACAATTTATTTTCGTCGAGGATCCATTCGTTATTTACAAGTTTGTAAGCGGGCCATAATTGAGTATCTTCAATTTGTGGAAAAGATTCTACTCTAATCATTCCTTCTGGTGTTTTAGAAAAACTTCCTCTTTCTCCAAATTTATAATAATGTTCTTCATCTAAATTTACATTATAATATATTTTTATTTCTTCATTATTTTCTTTCATTTTCGCCCTCCTATTTAAGTCTAAATGCTCTTATATATCCTCCACAACTTAATGAACTTCCACTATTTTGAAATAAAGTTAAGTTATAAATTGTAGGTGTAGATACTACGATATTAACACTATATATAATTGATTGAGCTATTCCAGTAAAGGAACAACCAGGAACCATTGTAAATCTATCATTTCCTTGTTCAAAGTTATTGCTTCCTGTTGTAAGCCCAACTCCTCTTATTCCACTACCATTTGATGAAAACCACGCTCTTAATTGTAACGTCCAATATCCCTTCTCAAGATAAATACTATTAACATCGAAATTTTGATTATTTTGACATGTACCAGTTTGACTAATAGTTTGCTTCCATTGTGCTGGAATAACTTTATCATTACCATAAGTTAAATCATACACCTCTAATTTTTGACAAAAAACATTTCCATTGTAAGTTATACCAGCGGTTCCATAAAATCCATTTCCGTCGTCTTTTTGTGTAGAAAAAGCCCATGAATCAACACCATCATCTAACTGAGACTGAATATAACCTCTATAAGTGGATTTTCCAATTTTTACATCATTGTATATTGATGTTTCATCAATACTCCATCCACCAATAGTACCACCAGTTGCTTTAATGTTACCACTTGCATCTAATTGGAAGTTACCAGCCGATATAATCAACTTACCTGCTGTTGTAATATTAATCTTACTTCCACCTTTTAAGTTTATCTCATCAGCTGCTGCATTTAGCATTGATACTATTTTGTTGTATTCATTGTTTCCTACTTTTAACTCTAGTTTGGCATCTACATTCTTTATTGCTTCATTCTTTGCATTATTTGCTTTTGTAGTTGCTCCCTCTTTTGTTTCATAGGTATTTGAAACTTCCATAGCAATTTTATTCTCTGTTGCTTCTTGACTTTGCGTAATAGCATTATTCATTTGTGTAGTTGTAGAGTAATCTTTTAATTTGTTATTAAAAGTACTTGTTAAAGAACTTGTTGTCTTGTTCTCGCTATCAGTAATGCTTTGCTTTATTTGATTAGTCATCTCTGTTGCTGTTGGCCTATCTTTGACTTTGTTGTCTGTATAGTCTTTTGATGTCTTGATAGCATCATCTTTAGTTCTTGTTATTAGTGATTCTGTACTTGCTTCGGAATCGGTTATCTTTTGCTCAAAAGTATTATTGACTTCTTCAATAGTTGTTTTGAAGTTGTCTGTTGATACTTTTTTGCTAAGATCTAGTCTTATTGATTCTTCCGTCATCTCTAATTCGCTCTTTTTAGCATATTGTGCGTTCAAAGATGAATCAGTCAAATACTCTATTTCCATATTAGAATATAGTTCATCGTTTAATGTAATATAATTATATCCTTTATGAAGTTTTAGACGTTCATAAGGTAATTCATATATTTGTGATTCTTTTAGTCTATAGTACAAAACTGCGTCATCTAATTTAGTTTTCATTTCATCAAGAGTTGTTCCCTTTGGGAATCCTATCCAATACTCATTTGAAGATGCATTTGAGCTTATAACTCCTATCATTTCTAAAGTATCCCATGACGACCAAGTTTTAACTTTAAAAGTTGCATGAGTAAACAGCACTGATGTATTAGAGTAATTTCCGTAGTTCGCACTATTTATTGGCTTTGGAATTGTCGCGTAAGTAACATTTGTGTATGTATCTTGAATTCCAATAACATTAGAAGATACAACATATTTTTCAATATTCTTAGTTAATTTTCCATTATCAAATATGTCTTTCACTTCGTCTATTTGAGCAAATTCATAATATCGATCTATTCCTTCATAAATTTCAATCAAAGAATTTTCGAACAAAGATTTATCATCGCCATAACATCTAAATCTTAAGAACTCGGCATTTGACATAGAATTAATTATTCCCTTAGTTTCTAATCCAACTGCACTTGTATTAATATAATTTTTATCTTTATCGTAAAAACTTATCAATACTCTATGCAATTTCTTATTTAAATAAAAAGAATAAATTGTATTAGGTTTTATTTTTAAATAATTTTTGCTTCTATATGTGTTTGTTGCGTTTAGATTTATTCCATTATCAATATTCCCTATTTCTAATTCTCCATCGAATTTATTATCTTTATTCATATCAATAAGAGCTGAATTCTTTTCATATTTAACATAACTAGAATCTTCTATTTCTTTTTTTCTTACCATTAAATTATTTAATTGAAATTCTTTTCCAGTTGTACTACTATTCGCGAATACTCCTAAAACATAAGTTCCTACATTCGAAAACGTAATTTCTTGCTCTTTTCCTGTATATACCCACTTAACGAGATTTCCCCACAAAGCATCAGTATAGACATATAATTGATGTTGAACGTTAGATTCACTGGAAATTATGTAATCTCCTGCTTCTCTAATATCTAACTTATACTGAGCATAAAAAGTCCCGCCTGTACCATTCTTTACAACAGAAATACTATCTTCTCTAAATTCATTATAAGTATAAGTACTATTCTTATATGATTCATCAAATATAGCATTATTTTTGGAATAATCTAATTGTTCTAACCATCTACCATATGGAACAGAATTGTGCGCAATTGTTCCCTCTTCAATCATTACATCTGTATATTCGACATAATCTTCTGCTTTTGCTATTCCATCAGTGTTAGCATATAGCCAATAACAAAGATACTCGTTTGTATCAGTTATTTCTTCTGGCAATTTAACTGTTTTGCTTCCACTACTTGTTAGTGCAGCACTTCCAAAAGATACTCGATTTCCGCAATCTTTGTCACAAGTTCCAAGCAAAAATTGTCCTTTGTTTGTAGAACTTGTTTTTATATTAGCTCTAATAGTTATTTTTTTACCTATTAATCCTAATTTCTTTATAGAACCAACAATGTAAACATTGGCTACCCATTGAGTAGTATTAGGTTGAATAATTTTTATGCCGTTATCTAAGATTTCACTAGAAAAATTATTTAAAGATGATTTTCTGTTTTTGTCAAATAGATTTGTTACTCCTTGTACTGTTTTAATTTCTTGTGGATTTGTTGGTGTTGGAGTTCCTTCTTGATAACTCTTACCCTCAATCATTATTGATTCTAAAGGATATTCTCCTGCATCAGTTACTTCGATAGGATTGCCTTTAGCGTTTTTCTTTGATGTTATCTCTTTGTCGAATTTGTTGTTTGTTTCTTCTACTGATAGTTTTATACCATCAAGAGATTCTTCAAATTCAACTACCTTCTCTTTAGTATCTGTTACTTCTTTTGCTATGCCTTTAATCAATTTATTGTTATGATCTACTAGAAATTTAACTTCGGCTAAATCTTGCTTTTTACTACCAGCCAACTTATAGTCGGTTTGTTTGCTTTCTAATACTTCGTTTTTAATAGTTGATTTTATCCTTGTTTCATCTTTAATTTCTAATATTACAGCATCAAATTCTTCTCCGTTTTTGTCTATTACCGTAATGACATCATTTAATTCATAAAGATAACCATCCACAATTTTATCCAAAACAAAAGGAGTATATTTAACTCCTATTATGTGTTTGGCAACTTCTTCTCTCATCTCTTCTTTATAAAGATCAACAAAAGGGTTATCTTCGATTTTTAATTCAACTCGATCGCCAGTAAATTCTTCTGGATAGATTATATCGTTATCTATGTCTTTATTACCTATAGAGACAGTATTTATAATTACCTCTTTTTCTCGAGATAACTTTTCATACCTCTTACGAGAAATTGTATCTCCTGTAATAAATTGGGATTTTATAGTTAAATTATCATTTGCATTTAAAAATGCTATTTCTCCACCTATGCAAGCAATACTCGATATCATTTGTCTATCTGTAATTTCACTGCTAATATTTGGTTGCTTAAAATCATAATCAGCAAAAGCAAAGTTCTTGTTTTCTAATTTAATTTTAAGTCTATTACATATCTCTTCGACAATTTCTAGTCCTTTATGCGTTTTATTATTACTCCAATCTAAAGAAGAGACATAAGTTCCTTCAAATAATTGGACCTTATCTTGAGCCTTTGAAATACTAATTGTCTTATCAGTAATATTGGTAGAAATATCATCAGCTCTAGCTATAAATGTTCCTTGCTTGATATATTCAATTGTTCCGTTAATAAGTAATCCTTTATAAACAATTATTTCTTTATTTAATAAATTAATATTATTTTCAAAATCATATAATTCTACATTCAAAGTTTTTGCAGGAAATCCTCCTGCTATAGAAGTATTAGAATGAGAAATTTTAGGAGGTGTTTTAATAACATCTCCTAAATATTCTTTCCCATCAACAACTATCTTACTTTTTGGAGACAAAGATGTTTTATTTAACGTCTCTTTGTATTCATTACTTGCTATCTTCATATTACACCTCATCTACATCCATTTGGATAAATCTGATTTGAAATGGTTGAGCATGAGCTATACCATCAATTACATAAACTTTTATTTGATCTGAAACTATGTACATATTTTTAGTCACTCTCTTATTTTCTGCAAGATCAAAGTAATTAAAAGAGCAACTTGTCTTCTTTACTAATTGAAGTAGATTAGACAAAGCTGCTCCATTCCATTTACCACTATCTTTAAAATCACAATATACTTTATTACTTAAACCGATAACATCTCGATACATTGTACCATCGTCACTACGACCTGATTGATCGCCATCATATTGAGCATATTCATACGATATATCATCTACGATATAAGTTTCACCATCTACTTGTATTTCATAAATTTTCATATCAGCCCTCCTATGTCAACAGCAAGATTTCTCCTGCATCGATTTGTTCTTGATTAATCTTCTTAATGATTTTTCTACCATCTTCATATCTCACTTCGATTATAAGATGTATTTCTTTTGCTTCAGTATTATCTTTATTGTCTTTGATAGCTTTATCAACTTGCTCATAGATTTTACTCTCTGGTGAAACAATTTCTCCTTCACGAGTATTATCACCAATTATTGCTAATTGTGGACTGTTCGAAGGAACATAACCACCTTGAGCAAGCATTGGTATTTGAGGTGTTGATATTGTTGGCATCCAACTAAATGGTTTAACACCTAAAATATCAATCTTCTTTATTTTCTTTAAAGCCCCATTAATACCATCAAAAGGAACTTTAATAACCTTGTTGATACCTTTAATAATCGTATTTACGACTTTTGTAAAAGCAGAAACAATTCCATCTTTTATACCATCAAAAATTTTACCACCAGTTGAAAAAACTTTTTTTACACCATTCCATGCATTTGAAAAAGTATTTTTAAAGAAAGTCGCAACTGATGAAAAGACACTTTTTATTCCATTCCAAGCTCCTACTGCTCCATTTTTTAAGGAATTCCAAGCAGAACTGAAAACATTTTTTATTGGTTGAACTACAGTGTTGTTAAACCAATCCATAGCTCCATTCCAGGTATTGCAAATCCATTGCCAGCAAGATGATGCTGCTTCTTTTATTGCATCCCAATGTTTAACACATAAAACGATTATTGCTATTAAACCTGCTATTGCTAACACTACTAAAGTAATTGGACTAGTTAAGACAGACATTGCAATACCGAAAGCAGATGTTACAGTTGTTGCAACAACTCCTATTCCATTCCAGACACCAACAACAACATTCCATGCAGTAAGTGCACCAGTTATTAAAACTATGGTCGCAATTAAACTTTCTAAGAAGGTTAGTGCAACTTCATTTTCAGAAATCCACTTTAACGCATTTCCCATTCCGTTAAGGACATCTACAATAATGCCACCAGTCCAACTAGCTATAGGAACTAATAAGTTATTCCATAACCAATCAAATACTGGTTGTGCATCTGTTATTACTTGATTTATAAAACTGATAGCACCACCTATTAAATTTAAAAACGATGGTAATATATCATTTATAGCATAACTTGCTAATGGAAGACACACATTATCATAAAACCACAATAAACCATTTCCAACATTTACGGCAAATGGTTCTAATGCATTCCATAAAGAATCTAAAGATCCATTAATCTTAGTAAAATCAATGTTTTTTATAGCATTAGCTGTTGATTCCAAAAAATGAGGAAGGGCATCAGTTATAGTGTAATGAGCCAGTGGTACTAGAAGATTAAAATATAATCCTTCCAACCCTGCTCCTACTCCTTTGCCAAAATATCCTAATGCATCTTTTAAACTGTCAAATGCATTTAATAAATTATCGAAGCTTATATACTTTAATGGTTCAATGTATTTCATTATTTTATCCATTGTTCCAGATACGGCTGTTTCTATTGTTGCATCACTAGTAATTGTTGGTGTTAGAGGCATATCTACTCCTCCACCATTAGAACCATTGCTTGATGAATTAGATGTGTCTTTGGTATTTAAAACATGTATTTCATCCATCGATCCAAATGCTTTATTTATCTTCTTTGATGCTTTTACTGCTTTGGAAGCTGATTCTGATGCTGAAGTTCCAATATTGGCTATATTATTACTTGATTTTGATACAACATCATTGAATTTTAAACCAAAACATGCCATTATCTTTTGAATTGAATTTAAAAAAGATGTAACAGCATTTATAGCAGAATTAATAACTGGTATAAACAATTGAGCAATTGGAGTAATTACTCTTCCAACAGCAACTTTCATATTAGTAAAAGAAGCTGTTAACATCTGCATTTGTCCACTAAATGTTTTAGCATAAACAGTTGCATCTCCTGTTTGAAACTTTGTTTCTTCTAAAATACCATTATATTCAGCTTCGATTTTTTGAGCTTGAGTCATAGCAGATGTCGTTGTATTATGTGCTTTAGCATAATCTTCCCACATCTTTGCTACATTCTTTGTTACACCAGCATTATCAACTAATATCGAATTTTCATTTTTCAAACCTTCAGTAGCAGTTACTATAGCTTCTCCTAGGTCATAATTAGCTTGTCTTCCGAATGCTGCACTATCTTTTAGTGCAATCATTGTATTTTCAATTTGAGAGGTGTCATAACCTCTTGATAATAAATTTTTATACGCTGTAGTAGCTTCCGTAACTGTAGTTAATCCATCTTTTGTATAATCATTAATGAATGATTGAGCCTTAGTAAAAGAATTTCCTGTTCCTTGAACAATAGAATTCAATCCTGTCCATGCAGATTGGATTTTAGATGCTTCCGTAATGGCTGTTTTGCTAAAATTAACTACAGTTCCTACAGCAAATGCACTTGCCACATATCCTACTATTTTCTTCATTGGAACTGCAAAGGCATTCTCTGTGGCATTTACTGTATTCTTGACTTGGTTGTTAAACTTAGAACTATTTAATTCTAAATCTAATGCGACCTTACCTACGCTTACATCGGCCATATTATCACCTACTTCCTACCTAAACAAGTTAGAAAGTACAGAATTGATTTCATTGGCTGATAGTTGAATCAATTGTTTATTATTTTTATTTTGTGTTGATTTAAACTTTAGCCAATCACTCCTTATTTTCTTCTCTTGATTAGTCATTTGACTTATTTTTTTATTATCTTTTTCCGAACGAATTCTAATTACTTGACCTAATGCCGTATCTCCATTTAAACCAATTAACAGTTGTCTAAATTCTTCACAAGAAATAGAATCATATTCTTGATATAATCTGATTCCATATTGTTGTGCAAAACTAGACACAATTAAATCCCAGTCAAAGTCTTTGTCATAATAACTTTCTGGGATTATAAGTTTTTTCTAGCCACTTCTTGAGCTCTTTTCTTTAGTTCATCAGGATCCTCTCCAGTAATAGCTCCCATAATGCAAAACGTTAAGTAACTGTTATACTCTACTGGTAAATCCATTTTCATAATTTCATCAGCCTCGTCAGCTCCTAATGCTAGGTCATATATTTTTTTTGTTCTTTCTTTATCAGACAATTCAGTGTCAGCATTTACTTCCTGTATTTTATCGAAAGTTGACTGCCTATTATCTACCACATAAAGTTTGTCAACAATTTTAATTTGTGGGCAATTGTCTCCTGTTAATATTTCTTTTGTAATTCCTGTATCAATTATTCTATTCATATTTTTTCTCCTCTTTCATTTTTAATTTATTAAATAAAAAAAGGGTGAACATTTAGTTCACCCAGCAATACTACTAATTAGCACTTGATGGTGTAAAATTAGGTTTCCCTTTACCAGTTAAATCTCCACTTAATGGAGCAACGTTAGTAGCTGAACCCATTAAATCTGTTAAAGCAACAATTGAAGTGAACTCTAATTTAGCTCCATTAGGAAATTTAATTCTAAAGTCTGCTTCTGCTGCTTTTCCGATATTATATCTTAATCCGTCAATATAATCATTACCAGGATCTCCTAAACATCTTTTACCAGAAAACGAACCACTTAGTGCTTTTGCCGTTAATAAGGCGTTCTGCCATCCCCCAGATGCTATTGAATACCAAGTTTCAATATTGTTATCAATAGTAATATTGAACTCTTCTAAGTCAGCAATTGAATAATATGTATCTTCTTTTGCTTTTACTTCTACTACGCATTGACTGATAGCATATTGCCCTATTATTACAGTTGTTTCATGTTCCATTTTATCTCTCCTTTTCAACATATAAATTTAATTCAAAAGAATATTCATAAACGTTCTTTTCATCAGTTCCTAAATCAATAGGTTCTTCTGGAATCATATTTACAAATATTCTCTTTTCATCAATAAAAAAAGTTCTTTCTTCAAAGAACTCATAAATTGATTGTGCCATTATCTCGGCATCATTTTTATTTTTAGTATATCTTAATAAAATTGTGATTGGTTTGATATAAGTGCTTTTAGTTTTCTTTCCTCCAATAGTTGGAGAATAAGATAATTCTCTTTTTGAATTATAAAAACAAATTGCTTTCTCCTGGTTATTATCAATCTTTCCAATAGAAATAGAATCTTCCCAATTAAAATTATTCTTAAAATAGTCTTTTAACTGTTTTAACGTTAGTTTCATTTATATCTTCCTTTCGCTAATCTTTCAAAGATTTCCTTTGGAAGATTTTTTTTATTTCCATTTATGTACGGATCAAACCATTCTCCACCTGCATTTTTATTCTTTCCTTTTTGGAAATTGTACTCTGGATGAAAGTAAAGTCTTCTTGCATAAGGAGTATCACTTACTATAGATACCTTCCCAATAGATTTTTTACTATCATCAACAAAAGTACTTTTATTTTGCAAGTTTCCTTCATCAAATGGCATTGTTTGACTTTTAACTAAATCACTTCTTACAGCATCAGCTGTCTCTACCAAACACTTAATCATATCTTGCTTTATAAGATTGATATCCTTGGTATTTATTTTAGAAGTTATTTTCATTACATCAACTCAAATTCAGTATGATGAATAGATCCATTTGGATTTCGTGGTCTATATCCAACATAAATTTCATATTGCCTATCATTAATGGTAATAACTCCATCACTTACATTTTTCAATGATGGAGTTATATCTCCTTTAATAATAACCTTACCTACTAATGTTATTTGCTTCCCATCAGAAGTTATAATTCTTTTAGATTTTTCACTAAAAATACACTTGCCTTCACTATTCAACTTTTCGATTGGTTCTCCGTCTTCTGATATTCCTTCGCTATTTAAAGTTATTGAATAATCAGTATTAAGCAACCAATCTGGAAAAGGTAATTCTTGAATCATTCTAGCCAATTATAGGACAATCCAATCCCGTTTTATGTATTGCGTCATAAGCCTCTTCACTCATATGTTTTCTAGAAGCTATTGTGTTAGACGATTTATCAACGTTTACTGATATATCAAGAACGCTATAAGAAGAAATGTTTCCATTACAATCATTATATCCATTTTCTTTAATATACTCAGCTTGATAACATATCGCATTTTTTACCTTCTCTTGTTGAAATTCTGTTAGGTTATCAAATCCAATTTTTACAACTCTATTAAATGTTATACTATCAATTTTTTCTTGTGATAATTTCAAATATTTTTCAATTTCTTCTTCAGTAAGTATCTTACCTCCAAATATATTTGAATAATAATTTTTATTCACATAAAGAGTCATTATATCCCTCCTTAATTTTGAGAAATTACCTTTCCCCTTCGTTTTGACTTTCGTTTTCTTGAAGATTACCGTTTTCCACCTCTTGATTATTATCAGTTGCTTTTTTCTTTTCTTTTATCTCTTCAAAATTAGGATTATTTCTTAACTTTTCAATATAAAAGTTTAAATGTTCTTCGACAATCTTCTTTGTTTTCTTATTCCTGAACTTGGCCATTATTATCACCATCAGTCTTATTGCTATTTTCTTCTGTTACTGGAATAGATTCATTTAATTTATTCTCAAGTTCATTTTTTTCATTTGTTAAAGACTTAATAGCTCCTTCGGCTTCTTCTAATTTTTCAGAAAGTTCATTATTTTTTAACTTTAAATCATCTATTTCTTTTTGAACTTTTTTGTCTGGTGATTTCAAGTCATTTTTTGTTGACTTTAGTTTTTCATTTAAATCATTAACAATTTTTAAATGTTCACTATAAGCAATTGTTTTAGAAGGAGAAGCTTCTATAAGCTCCCCATCTTCATCAACTATGTCGAATCCTTTTTTTAAATAAGTATCTTTGCTTATTTCATCGACTTTATATATTTTATTATCTTTTTTTGCGTACATTTTTATATCCTCCCTCTTAGGCTTCTACGTTAAACGCAATACCACAAGCCTTATTTTCTATTAAGAATGAATCACCATAATTACGGTTTTGATAAATGTATTTATCAGCTGTTCTTGAATCAGTACCAGGAGTAAACAATTTAATATATGCATATTTATCTCTTGTTACTTGACAAGATGGATGACATAACATTAAATTAATTTGTTTAGCTGATTCTACAGGTACACAGCCTTCTGTAAAATCATAAGCTGTTTTAAATCTTGCTTTTGGGACACTAATTAATTTAACATCATCTAAACTATGAACTCTGCGATCAACGTTACCTTCACCATTAGAAATAGTTCTTGTAATGCCATCTGCCTTTTTCAATAGTTTGAGCATATCAGCTGTACCTCTTAATTCTCTACCTTCCATGGGAACTCCTTGATCATCCATTTCAGCCATTCTATCATCGAACCAATCAAGAATATTCTTAACAGTTAATACAGTAGTATCAACAATTGCACCCTTACTAACATTTTTTACAGCCTCAGCATATAATTTTGAATATCTATAACTATCCTTTTCTGGAATAGCTTGTTCTTCTTCAAATGTGTTTTGAATATTAGCTACTTCTACTACAAGGTTAGTTTCATCAATGTCCATAGGATCAATTGCAAACTCGATATCTCTATCATGTTCTAGTTTCTTTGGCTCCCATTCGTTGCTAATAGTTCCAGTATTAAAACCTGTACCTTGTCTATTATGGTCTTTATAACCACTTACGCTCATTTTTGGTAATTTAATAGTTTGAGCATTAATAAATTTAACCTCTGGATGAGATTTTGTCAGAGAATCACTTGTTAACTCTCTAGCATACTTTTGTTGTAAGTCCTTTTCGAACTTCTCGGCATAATCATATACTGCCATTTAAATCACTCTCTTTCATTTTTTATTTTTCATTGCCAAATGCACTGGCTAAAGCACTGCTTTGGTCTTTTTTGTCTTCCTGTCCATCTCCACCAATTTTGAAGCCCTTTTTTTCTTCTTCCTTTTTAGAGATTAATTCAGGAAATTCTTTTATTGTGGATTCAATTTCTACTGATAATTTTCCAGTATCGATTTCTCCATTTTCATCAAGAATGTTAGCTTTATCAATTAATCGAGTTGCTCGTTCCACTCTTGAATCACTAACTCCCTTTCTCAATAAAGCATTTTCGATACGAGCATTAATCGTTTCTAATCTTGCTTTATCTAACTTTTGAGTAAGCTCTTGCGTTTTTTCATCAACGCTCTTGCTAGCTTCCTCTTCCTCTTTAGCTTTAGCTAATATTGACTTTGCTTTTTCAACATCATCAATTCCTAATTCCTTTAGTTGTTTAGCCAAAGCTTTACTAGTATTCTTTGTACTAATATCATTCAACTCTTTATCAGAATACTTCTTTTCATCTGATACTTTGTTGTCTTTAGTACTTTCACTAGTATTTGAAACTTTTTCTTCCGTACTTGTTTCAGTAGTACTGTTTGCTTCCTCTTCCCCACTATCAGCAAACATTTGGATATTAAGTGGCATTTGAACATTTTTAAGTTGTTCCATCTTTTCCTCCATTTCTGAGATATGGTCATCTCTACCCTGTTATTTTAGATACAGGCAAACTAAATTTTTGGTGTCCTTGTAGGAATCGAACCTACATAAACCTTTAGGACATGAAAAAAGCCGATATTTCTATCGACTTAATTATTAAAATTTACATATAATATTAATGGTCGGAGTAGCACAATTTGAACTTGCAACCTCTAGTTCCCAAAACTAGTGCACTACCAAATTGTGCTACACTCCGATAATTGACACATTATTATAAATTTGTTATAATGTGTACATAAAGAACTTGTCAATTCGCGTTTCGAAGCGGCGAGTTCTTTTTTATTTTCTTTTATATACCCTTATCAACCCTTTTTTCCCAATTAAAACTATTTTATTTACATGAGAATATCTTAAATCATTATATATTTTTTTAACTTGTTCTACTGCTTCCTTATTAACTAAGTTGCATTCTTTATTACTTATATCAAAAATAAAATTATTACATTGATTTGTAACTCTATGAATCAATTTTGATTGCTTACTTTTTTCAGTTTCTGCTTTATATATATTTTTTATCTCCCAATATTCTTTATCATTTACTCTAATATCAGGTGTTTTGACGCCATCAGGTTTATTTATCCTATGCACGGAATCTATATCCCAACCTAACTTATGTTTCAATATATCCACAGTCTTTAATTCATCAAGATTCAGTGATTTTTTGTCAAATTGTGCATTTGAGGTATTGTAAATAGTTTCTGTTCCATCTTCATTTTTTTGGATAAATTCAAATAGATGTCCTAACTCTTTTGGATTATCATTAATATTGGTTGTCATTTCTTTAGTAATATCTTCATAAGGAATATTTGATTCTTTTATAATTTGTTCTTTCATTTTTTCATATGCTATCTTTTTTTGCTTATGCTCTTTTATGTTTTCACTATCAATACTTCCTTTTTCTAATCTCTCGTACTTTTTTATATTTCTATTAATATAATTTATTTTATCTTGAATTTCCTGTGTATCATTATGATTTTCATATTCTTTTTCATATTCTTTTAATTCAGGATAGTAAGTAATTAACCCATGTTCACAGTTAGGATGAAGAAAACCTTGTTTCATTGCTTCGCTCAATAGCATATAATTACCATCTTTTTTTGTTCCACTACTATACACATCATCGATGAATATATGATTTTCCCATTTTTGACATATAGGACAAGCTCCTCCATGGGAAGTAGCTTGAACCAGGGTTCTTCCTATTGATTTTCTAAATTCTCCCTCTCCCATCAAATGAGCACGAACAGATGCGGTTCTAACGGCCATTTCGGCATAAGATGCTATATTAACTCTACGGCCATTTTTATATTCAATACAATTTAATCCTCTAGATAGAAAATCTTTGTTTGCCATATCGATTGCCTGTTTCTCTGTCATAACACCATTTGCAACAAAGAAAGCACTTTTATGAATGACTTGACGATATTGGTCATTAATCATTCTTAAAGCGCTCTTATTTGCTGTTTTTAAGTCGTTGTTGACTGATTTTATTAATGAATTAACCTTTCTATCATTTGTCTTAAAAAAACTCTTATTTAGCAATTTGTCGGCTTCAATCTTTTCATTATTAACTCTATTGTGTAAATTTATTGCTGATAAAGTTCCTTGCTTAAGTTCTTTTCTCAAACGATCAGCGATGTTTTTGTCAAATCCCTTAGTTAATTCTGTTATGATATCTTTATTTTCTCTTTGATACCTTTTTATTTCTTTTAGCTTTTCAGCTTGCCATTGACTAAACGAAAATCCAACTTCTTTTTCTTCCTTTAGATGTCGTTTAAGATTTCTTTGCATAGAAGAAATTAATTTCAATTCCATTTCTTCATATAACCTCTTTATATTATAATCATTCATGATTTACCGCCTAATCTTTTTCTTTAGTCAAAACCTCATCATTTTCAACTAAATCTATATCTTTATTAACACTAGGCTCTTCCATTTCGATGATTCCCTTTTCTTCTTTTATTCTTCTAACTTCTTCTAACTTCCACTCTTCATCTTTTGTATCACCCCACAATTCTTCAACTTGGGCTTCAATACTCATAATATTAGTTGTACTAGCTTTTCCAACTGTTTCTACTTGAGCTTCAAACGAAGGATTTGCATATCCACCAAACGTTGGAGTTACCTCAACATCTTCTAAATCCTTTTTTTCAAGTGTATCTTTAACTTTAAAAGTTATATTTATTATTTCTTTAATAACTGTATTTAATCTTTCTACAATTTGATTTCTTCGATATAGTGTTGTTTTCTCTTTCTCCCTTTGAGCCTCTGCATTATCTAATTTCTTCATATCGATTCCTAATGTACTTGGACTAATCAATCCTTGCAAGCAATTATCTAATGCTGTTACATATGTACTTAAAAGAGCTTCATGATTAATTTCCCCTTGTGTTGTTTTAACCTCGTTTTTTACTCCTTCTTTCATATCACTTTCAGTCAAAATAAAACTAACATCAAAATCACTTTTTCTTATAATCATTCCAGTTTTAGGATCTCTTGGAAGCAGCGACTCAGGAATATACTCTTTTAATTGTCCTTTTCTTATTGCTAGCATCCATTGGCTCCAAACTTCATCAAACGCATCAAAATTGTCTATCTTACTATCAAAAATCGATTTACCTCTACCTTTATACTTTTTACTTTTATAAATTATAAATGGTACTGCCATCATGAATTTATTAAAATTTTTAACTCTAGAGTACTTAGATAACTCTGGATATTTACCCATACTTTCTTCTTTTCCGTTTTTGTCAACAAGTTTAAAAGTTATTCCATTAATGTCATATTTTTCTAATAAAACAAATTGTTTCTTGTTTAATATTTTATTAGTTTTAAAAGTATATGAAATTATTCTTCCTCTTTCGTACTCGATATCTACTCTTGATCCTTCGTAAAATTCAATTATAGGGTATTGACTAATATCTGTATCAACAGATATCTTGAAAACACCATCGCCTTCAACAAGGGTACTTTTTACTGCTTCATTTAATAAATCTTTTAAATGAATTTCTTTATCCATCTCTTTCCACTCTTCTGTTCTTTCTTTTACTTCAATTTTATCCAAATCATCAGTAGAGATGTCCGCTAAAGTATCAACTATCATCGCTGGTAGTCCTGTATGAATCTTTCTAATATTCATTCCTATTGTTGGTTTACTTCCCCAGAAACGATTGTTATTTAATTTGTCATTAATTTGTTCATAAAGCTGTTGTAATTCGCTTGATTCTCCCCTATACCATACATTGTTAATAAATGCTTGCCCTTCAAAGTTAGTTAATTTATTAATCTGTATATTTAAACTTTCAGGTTCTTTATAATCTAACCAATTTTTTATCATATTTTTTATTACACCCATCTTTCTTTCCTCCTAATCATCGGCATCTTTTATTAGTTGTTTTAACAATTCCCAATTACCTATTAAATTTTTAAATGGTAACCAAGCGTATTGCCCACCTTGTATAAAATGATCATTCCCATCTTCCAAGTCTCCTTTTTCAGTGTAACTGTATCTATCACATTCTTTTAGATATCCTGTACATGTTTCTACAATTAAAAAATCGTTGGTTTTAAGCCAACTTTGAGTTAATTGAATCCTTGTTAAATTAGGAGTCTTTTTCCATGCTCCTATGAAGTTATAGATACATCCATATTCTCTTTTATATTTGTTAGCTTCTGCTATAGTTCCGGCATCAGCACTATCAATAAAAATATTTGGAGCAAATCCCCATTTGATTTTGCATTTTTCTGCAAAGTTAATCAATTTTATAATTACATCACTTGGGGCAAACGGATTTTCAATATCTTTGTTATTATATCCTTCTTCTTCTAACAAGACACATCTCCTATCATCTGTTATACCTATAAATAAGAATGTTAACTCATCATGGGTTTTAGAACTGTATGATGTATCACACCCAATCGAAAATCGAATATAATTAAAGGCTTTAGCTTGTTCCTCCGTTATAATATCTTTCTTCTCGATATTAAACACTAAGCCTGTTGCTTTACCTCTAATACCTTGTATCTTGTTTTTATACATCTTTGTCCCTACTGGAACAGCATTTATCTTTTCTTGTATATCTTCTTCTGTTAAACTAGCATTATCATAAAAAGTAAAATACCAATGAATCCATCCTTTTACGTAAGGCTCTTTTAATTCTTCTAACAATTCTTTAGGATAATCTTTTATGTACTCTTTTAATGGTCTACTTTTGTTGATAAATTCTTTATATACGTCTAATGAAGGATCATCGGGATTATTTGTAGTAATCATGTACTCGCATCTGTGAGTAACTTCTCTTACAAACTCCATATCTGCTATGTTTATTTCATCTATGAAAACACAACCCATTTGTGAACCTAATACTTTTTGCCATCTTTTTTTATTATCATATCCGCAAACGTATATTATCTTTGTTCCTTTTACAGTCTTATATTCTATGTGTGGAATGCTTATTTTTCCTTTTCCATTAGAATAATACTCTGCAACATACTTGAATTGCGATAATAATCCTAATTCACTATTGATTATATTTTTTTCTACAGTACCTAAATCTGCTCCAGCAATTACATGATCTTTTTTATCACTCATTGCAACCATTAACATGAATTTAGGTATTCCTACTGTAGTTTTTCCGGCTGCTGTAGTTCCCTCTAAATAATCTCTTTTACTCTTTATGGATAGAAACTTTTTAAACTTTGGAGATAAAACTAAATTACTCACTTATATCATCTTCATCTATTTCTTCCATTTGCTGTACTAAACTTTCAATATTAGAAATAGTTTCTTGTTCTTTTAATTCTAATTGACCATTAACATCCGCTTTTATATTTTGAACATATTGACCATCCATTTTATTTAATGTATCAATTGCTTTAATTTTTGTGCCAATATCCGTTTCTAAATCGCTAACATTCTTTTCGCCATCAATATAAATATATTTCTTTTCTTTTATATCTCCATTTACAACTCTTGTTAACCATCTCATGCGTTCTTTAGCACTCATTATCGATTCATCTTCTAGTTTTCTTGTTAGTTCTTCATACCTCGCCCTAATCTCTCCCTGTTTAAATAATAAAGATGCTTTATCATCAATTGTTTTATCTTTCATCTTACTAGCATCATAACTGTTCTTATAGGCTTCTCTTTGAGACATGCCTTTAATCAAATTTTGAACAAACCTTTCTTGCTTAGCTGTTAACATATCTCTACCTACTTTCTATTTAATTACTTCTTGCAATCAAGTAATCTATTACATTGTCTTTATCTTATTTATTACATCTGTATTAAGATAATTGGATAATTCATTTAAATAAACATATAAGTCATATTTGCTCATTTCTCCTATCTTACTAATAAGTTGTCCTTTTTCTATCTTTATTGGAGTTTCGATTCTTACATAAGATTCACCTTTTAATCCTAAACTATGCCAATCATTTATCGCTTTGTGATTTTTACCTTCTTTTGTTGTTAGCTTTAATCCTAAGTAATCTCTATTTTCTTCAATAATAAAACCATGTCCGTCATCTATTATCAAACATGGTCTTTTTTCTAAATCTATTTTAGTTAGATTCTTGCTGGTTACTACTTTTGGGATTAGAACTATCCATATATCCCCTATATTTGCTTTTTTCATCTCTTCACCTCTAACTTAATAATCTTCCCTTTTTCTTCTACTTTAGATTTTGTTAACTCCTCATCACATTTAGATGATCGAGGGCATAATTTACAATTACTATATCTAAAGCATAGATTAATCGATTCTTTCTTCTTATTCTTTTTCATAACTAATTCATAAAAGAGGACACTCCACTAATACTACAATTATTAAAAGCGTCATTTATTTGTTTTGTTAGCTCTTCTTGACTCGGTTGTTTAATATCAACATTAAGCTTAACATCAATTGTTTTTGCTGCATTAAATGCATTTGTAGATGTATTAGGATTATTTTCTCCAAGACTTTCATCTTGTTTTTCTCTAGTAATACCTTTAATAGCCCACATACAACCTTCTTCAAGTTTCGTTAGTACTAAGCTCTTCTCTCTACTATCATTCATATTTTCTAATACAAATTGAGTAACTGTAGCAAAGGCTTCTCTTGTATCTTCAATTCTTTTCTTTTGCTGTTCATCTTCGCTATAAACTGCGTTCATCATTTCAATAGCTTTTTCTTTCATCTATATCTCTTCTTTCTATACATAATAAAAAGAACTATTTCTAGTTCTCTTAAATTCAAATTGGCAGAGGAGGTAGGACTTGCACCTACGACCACAGGCTAACTGTCTTCGCTCTATCTTCTGAGCTACTCCCCTAAATGGTTGCAAGGGTGGGATTTGAACCCACGTTCTTTTGGTTATGAGCCAAACGAGATAACCACTTCTCTACCCAGCAATATATCAGAACTGGCAAGTCATCACACTCACTTTTAACGATTGCCCGACAAGTTTATTTCACTCTTACTTTATCTTCGTACTCGTATTAGAATCAGTACTTTTACAAGCACTACACTGATAATATCAAACTGTAATTTATGGAGATTATGAAGTTCACAAAGAAACTTGTCGTTATTATCAGTGTACTACCTATAAAAGATAGTACTACTAAATTTGGAGCTAAATGATAATAAATCATAGTGCTAATAATAAGCACCTCAGAAAGTATTGCGAGTGTGAAGTGAAGTGCTACAATACTCTCTAAGCTACTTAATAGTAGCTTCCGTCGATTAGAAAGGAGTTCTTATGTAGTAACAAGAACTTTATGAGAAACTATTAATTAATATTTTCTCATATTATCATTGTAGACCAAATTAATGTGCAATTGTGTGCAATAATGTGCAAATTACTTTTTCTTACCTTTAGAATATAAGTTATGGCATTGTCTTAATGAATAGTTAAACATTTTTGTTATATCATTCCACTTCCAATGCAATTCGTCTCTAAAATATACAATACATTCTTCTACAGGCTTTGTAGCAATCATCTCTTGAATCTTTTTGATAGCCATGTCTTTATAACTATCGTATGATTCTTTTACTACATCAAATTCATCTTTAAGTTCTTCACGTCTTATTGTCTTGTCTAGCATAACATCATCACTCTTTCTTCCCCCTTTTGTTATTATGTCTTTATAGGTTATTGCTGATATTAGAATCATTGATCGATTATATTTATGTGATAACTTTATTAATCGGCTTTTTAGAGTCATCATTTCAGCAAATATTTCTTTTATGGTTAAATCTTTCTTTATTTCTACCATATATACCTCCTATTCTTCATACATTACGATTTCTAATCTTAAAGAATCTCTTTCTTCACCTGTTAGTTCATGGTTATATATTATTCTTTTTATGTTTTCAATTGTTTCATCTACTACTTCTGAATTAGAATTATACTTCTTAACTAGTATTTCTAATTCTAAGTTTTGATCGTAATTCTTTAATTCTTCTATTAACTCTTTTACTGTCATATTATTTCTCTCTTTCTCTACTAAGTCAGCTTTAATTAAATCGTATAATAAATCTAAACTTGAAAGATCTATACCATATACTTGTCTTGTTCTTGCACTGATGAATACGCCGTCATTATTTGATAGTTCTATATCTCCAGGTCTTGAATTTTCGTAATCAGCATCAATAGTTTCAGTGTCTAAATTGTATTCTTCCATCAAATCATCTAATTTTACATTATCTTTTATCTTTAACATATCATTCACCTACCTTATAACTCATTGATTCAAATTGTTCTTTTGTTACTATGGATTCTATACTTTCGATATAATAATTTATCATATCATCACATTCTACCTTAATTGTTTGAAAATTATTACCATAATCGTCAATATCTTCTCCTATTTCAATAACTTTGCTACCATTAACATAATCCCCAACTTCAATTAAGTCTGTTATGTCATAACTTGCTTTTATTATATTTCTTGTTGTACGACTGTATCTTTCAGTATCTATGACTATTCTTACGTAGGAATATGGATAATTATCTTTTTCTTTTACATGAATTACCTTTCCTATTCTTCCAGTATCTAAACGAACATACATACCTTCTTTTATCTCTTCCATAACTACTCCTTAATAAATATCAATTCTTTTTTCTTGTGAAAACAATTCTAATAAATCTTCCCACTTTTTATAAAAATCTTCTCTTTCAAAAGTTGGTTTTAATTTTACTAGTTCTTTATATATTCCTTTAACATCCTTAATACAGAAATGTCCGTCACAATCACTGTGAAAAAGAAATTTATCCAAATATTTTGGTAAGTGTTCATCAAGATACTTGTTTTCTTCATCACTAAATTTCCTAAATGGTGGTGTATACAATAATTCGTATAAATCACTTATACTTTTATCGTAAGCTTTTGCTACATTTCTTCTAATCAAAGCAAAGCCTATATACCCCATAGAAACTTCTTTTTCTCCATTTGTTAAACATAATCCCATAACAACTACTCCTTACCCTGTAAAATTGATATTAATTCTAAAAAATTAATTGGACTTATAAATCCTGCTCTGTTTTCTTCAACATACTTTATAGTCTTATCTATTCTTTGCTGTAGATCATATTTTTCTTTATCAATTAATTCTTGATAATATTTTGATGTATTAGATTCTTCTCTAATTCTAAATATCACTAAACTTCTAGCATTAAATGCTTCATATTTCCATTCATCAGTAAATAAGTTAATTTGTCCTTTGATGAATGGATCCTTTTCTACTTTAACTATTTTATATCCGTTTAAATATTTTCCAATTAAACAATTTAGTGTTTCTTCACACATTATCTTTCACTTCCTTAACTACTTTACTTATTTCTAATTTACCAACTAAAACAGCTAATATATAACTTGTTATTTCGTCATCACATTCATGCTTATAATAAGTTTTACCATTTATAGTTATGTATTTGTTGTTTAAAAGACTTTCACAAAATTCTATTGTATTTTCGTAATTTTGTACTAATTTATCTATACAATCTAAATGATATTTATTCCCATTAATAATTGTACATAGGCCTCTTCTTGTTCCATTACACAATTTGCATTCTATATACATTTCTTTTTTATTATCTATTTCTATATTCACTTAATTTCCTCCTCTAAGTATTTTCTTCTCCCACATATCTAAGAACTTATCTTGTTCTTCAGTGGTATTTTGATTATTTTTTGTTCTTTTTTGAACTATCTTTTTATTTTTAACTTCTACGGTTACTAGAGATTTATTTTTATTTGATACTAACCTCATAAAATAAATATCACATTCCCCGTCTGCTATTCTTTCTGCATAAGATTGAACGCAATTGTTTTGTTGTTTAGATTCATTAATAAGACTTGAAATATTACAAGCTGGAAAGATAGTATATTTTTTATTTTCATAGCTACTGCCAATTAATTCTTTATATCTCTTCTTTATTGCATTTTGAACTCTTTTAGATTTATTAGTTTCATAAATACGCATGACTCGATCGTGAGCTTCTTTTATATTAACTGGATATAATATACTTTTGTCTTTCATATCATATTCAAGTCGAGATGCAATTCTTATATAATCATTGTACTCGTGAATATTACTTTTACTTATTTTTAAGTCTTGTTTTAAAATATCCAAATCTAAATTAAATCTAACTATTTGACTAATGTCTAAATGTGCAAAGTGTCGTATTATTTTTATGTTTTCTTTTTGATAATACTTAAGTACCTCTAATTCTTCATAAGTTATATTATGTCTTTGCATAAATTTTAAAAATTTCTTATCAACACCAAATCTTTCTTTGAATGTTTTTCCTTCAAAATAACTTTTTCCAACTAAGTTATATAGTTTTAGTTTTATTAAAAACTCTACACTTGGACTATACATATACAAAACATCTCTTATACTAAAGTATTTTTCGTGCTTAGCATATTTCCAAACTTGTGAATATTGATACTTTGTATCTTTGAAAATGCTTTTCATATTACCTGGAAAAAAAATCAGTTTATCTCCTATTCCTTTCCAATATGAATTAAAATATCTCCAATTTTCAGATAAAATATAACCGTTATGTCTGACTGTGTTTACCCCTATATTTGTGTATACATGATTATTTATTATTTCGTGAAGTTCTCTAAAGTCATAATTATAAATTTTGCGTCCATATTCGCAAGTATCGACATTAAATTTAGTACCATCATAAGTACTTAATATTTCAAAATATCTAACTATCCAATAATCTTTATATCTGTCTATAACACCAACAGAATCGCCAAATTCGAAGTGCTTCAGTATCGAACTTTTTATAATCAATTTTTGTTTACAACCAGGACATTTTATTGTTTTATCAACTCTTTTATTTGTTCCTTCAAATTCACACTTACAATAAGTGCATCTATATTTTCCATGGCCAACTTTGATTATTAAATTATGTTCCTTAGCAATCGTGTTAACAAACTTATTAAATCCCTTAGGAATTTTCAAATTATCATCTAATTCTTTAAATAATTCTTTTGCTGATTTTTTAATATACATCAAACAAACTTAGCTGTCCTTCAGCTACCCATTTTGGCTTATCTGCCTTTTGTGGAATAACTTCTATTTCTTTAACTGTTTCTTCAGTAGCTTCTTCTAAATCCTTAGATGATTCTTCTTTAGGTTCTTCTTTGACTTCTTCCACTAGTCCTAAATCTTTGTTGGATTCATCCCAATAATGAATGGCCCATCCGTATACGGTTTCGTCTTGTACGCAATAGCCTTTAAAATTACTTTGTTTCTTTTTTGACAATTCTTTATAAGCTGTATCATTAATAAATTCAACCATCTGTTTAATAGATTTTTCTTCATTCAAATACTTATCATTCATATCTTCTCTAGTAATTAAATAATCAGTTATCTTTTTTAAATCCTCATCAATTATTTCACTAGCTAATACTTTGATTCTTTCTATTCCGTCCATAAAACATCACTCCTATTCTATTCCGTATGCTTTCATCATATTTTCGAATTCTAAATCGTCTAAAGTTTGTATTCCTAAATTCTTCGCTTCTTGTACTAAGTAATCTAATAAATAACTCATTTGTTTCTTATCAAAAGTAGAACTTCCATAATAGATAATAACGTTTGTAAATCCTTCTAGCTTTGAATCTCCAAATACTTCAGCTATCCAACCTAATCCGTTTTTATTCCAAGAACTAATAAATTTTTCAACAGCTATCTTTTTAATTGGTACTATTTCAAAAGGGCCTTTGCCATGAATGGCTTCTCGATATATTTCCTCTTTAGTACTTCCTATCTTATTAGCTATCTCTTGGCATAATTTCCAACAATATGCGTTTGCATTTATGCTGCGCTTTTCTTTATGCTTTTCTATTGTTATATCTAAATCTTCTAAATCTTTTATTTCGTCATATCCAACTAGCATCTGATTATCAAGTTGAATAGTCAACTTAGGCTTGCGTGTTACATAATCAAGTTCTAAGTCGACTATTTTACCTCTAATTTTCATTTTACCGAGTTCCTTAACCCTATAAGAACTTCTATTATAAGTTCAGATAGCTTATTACCACACTCATTATTCATCCTTAATTTCTCTTCGATATATCCAAGATTAGGTATTGAATTTATGTCAAAAGCATAACTAGTATAATCAATAACGCTTACAAATAAGTGGTTTTCTTTAATTCCTCTTTGAAAGCTTCCAAATTTTGATATTCCAAGCATAAATATAATATCTAGATGAGTGCTATCCTCGTCCGTCCAACCAATTCCAACAGCGTCATTTTTGAGTAATAGTTTGGCTATTTCTTTGTACGTATTCTTACCATTAATAACTTCATCGTATTTGCTATAATTCATCTTCTACCTCTGAATTATTTTTTTCTTTTTTTAATATTTCGATTTCTTCGTTAAACTTTCTTACTTGTTGATTATATTCTTTTATCTTTTTATCAACAACATCTTTTAATTCTACGTATGCTTTTTCTATATCTCCAAAGACAATCTTGCTTATAATAGAACCGCTGCTAAATTTTATCGATACTGCATGATCTAAACTATTTAATGTTTGTTCATAAATGTCTAGCTGTGCATTTTTGATAAATTCACTTAGTTTTGTTTTTACAAAATAATCATAAGTTGTTTCAATTTCTCCACTTGGTGTAGATAACTTTCCAAAAAAGCTTAATTTTGCTCCAACTTCGCAATAATTCATATTCCAACTATCACTATCTAAATTACTTGCTTTCGTTAAGTTTTTTCTCAAATCTTCAAAATTATTTACCTTTGTTGTATCTAATTCTATATCTTTTAATTCAAACCATTTATTATTTTTCATAATTTTCCTCCTATAAATAAATTTTTTCTGTGCAACCTAAATCTTTTAACTCTTGTTCAAGTTTTTCGATTTCTTCGTTACACTTTCTTTCTTCTTCAGCATCTTCTTTGGTAAAATGCTCTTTCATATCTCTACAAATGTTTGCAATAGATAATTCTTTTATTCTATTTATCTTAGCTTCAATTTCCTTTTGCATAATAACCTCTAAAAAGGTAGATCATCATCGCTAAGAACAACTTCATTTGGGTTAAAATCTTCAGCGTTGTTATTTTCTACAGCTGTAGATTCTCCGTCCTTTTTACTGCTTAAGAATCGTACTGATTCGGCTACTACTTCAAATGTATATCTCGTACTTCCATCATCTGCTTGATAACTTCCTGTTACTATTCTTCCAGTAATGCCTACCATACTACCCTTTTTACAATATTTAGCTACATTATCAGCTTGACTTCTCCAAGTAACAATGTTGATAAAATTCGTACGAGGATTTCCGTCTGGACCTGGTTTATCTGGAGCAGCTAAAGAAAATCTACAATTAGATATTCCGCTATTTGTGGTTCTTAGTTCTGGATCTCTTGTTAATCTTCCTACTAAACATACACTATTCATTAGATTTCTCCTTTGTTTCGCTTATTCTTATGCTACTTGAAGAAGATTTACCAGCTTTAGTAATACTTTCTACATATTGATCATAAAGCTCCTTGTTTTCCTCTTTAAACTTATCTACATTAAATTCTTTTTTGGTTGTTGATACTCCAGCTGCCCCATAAACAAAACTTACAGATTTGTTATCAATTTTGAAAGATTTAGTACCAGTTCTTGTTACTAATCGTTCAACTTTATCGATGATTTCTTTATTATGACTTGTTAATTCATCAATTGTGTTTTTGGTATTAATAAACTCCTTAAGCAATTCATTTAACTCATTAGGTATTAGGTCGACTTCACTAATTAAAGGATTCTTTTTTACTTTTTCTAAGTCAATTCTAAATTGTTCTACAGCTGATTCTATATCGCTACATAACTTCGTATAATCTTCAATGTTAATTGTGTATAGTTTCAATCTAGAATCATCGAATTCATCATTAAAATCTTCTGGGCGATGATATACTGCTAAGATTCCTTCTTCTCGATTTGTATTCATCATGTAGAATAATAATTGAACTAAATAATTCTTGTATTCATCTACTGTTTCATGAATCTCTGATGTTGTTTTTATTTCTAAGATAGCTTTTTCATCTTCTCCATCGGTATGACAACGAATATCTTCGTTTATGTGTTTACCTTCCTTAAAATTTCTTTCAAAAAATTCATTAATATAATCTCTTATTTTAGGTTCCATTAAATTGCCATATTCTGTATAAGCATTACCTTCAAAATTGTCTTCTTTAAGTTCTGCTTTCTCTAACAATAAATCAAATCTTTTCTTAAAGGGACTGATTCCCATTATTATTGGAATATCACTTCCACCAATATATTTATTTCTATCTACTTTTACGTCTTGCATATTATTCTCCTACCTCTATCTTCAAATTCAATAACGCATTCTTAAAGTCTTCCTGTTTACTAGTTTTATTTAACTTATACTTTGCACATACTTTTAACTTATCTAACTTCTTATCAGTTATAAATTTTTCAAGTTCTGCGCAATAATCAACTGTATCTTGTTCTTCTTTAGTTGTTTTACCTTTTGTATTTTTTCCTTTTGATTTGGATTCATCTTTTTGTTCATCTTTAGATTCTTCTGGGAGATCTTCTCCTGCATAAATATATAAACCTAAACCATGTCTAGCTAAAGCCTTAGTCAAACTTCTTTGAATGGATTTATTTACATCAAAACTTGTAACACTTGCTAATGGAATTGATTTATTGTTATAGTTCATAACTGGTAATTCTTCAATATGTTCAATTCCGTTAATTGTTACTCCAGTCTTAACCCAACAAGTTTTTCCGTCAGTAAAATAATTGATTGGTCCAAGTTCACCATCTCGTTCATAAATCGTATAAATTGCATCTGGATGAATCTTTTTAACTTCTCCCCATGCCCATGCCCAAGACAAGTAAGATAATCCGTTTTTTTGTTCTATCTTTTCTCCTACATCTATGCTGTTTAATTTGATAAAATAATTCTCTTTATTTTCCATCTTCTTCTTTTTCCTCCAACATAGCTTCTAACTCATAAATTGTATTTTGAGTTTCCATTGTAATTTTTTTGATTTGAGATGTTAGGCAATATTTTTCACTACCATCAACATATTTTGGTTCGGCACGATTGCCAACTAGTATTAATTCTCTTTTTTGTCCTTCTCTATGTTTTGCTTTAGGGTTATTTACCCTAACTATTTTTACTAACATATTTCTTCTTTCCTTCCTAATTTTCTCAATTGTATTTGCTAACCCTTTGTTGTTATCTTTTTCTTCTCTTAATTCTTCAGCTTGCTTGTTATAAGCATTCACGCTAATCATCGCCATTAATCCTGCTCCTAGAGCGAATCCTGCAGCGAAACCAATTGTTGCTTCCATCTAATTCTTCCCTTCTAAAACTTTTCTTAAGTTGTCTTCTATCTTTTGTTGCCTTTTTACTATTTTCTTTAGTTCTCCAGTTAACTCTTTGTTGTAATCTTCATGTGCTTTGTTCTTTGTCATTAATGACGTATTGTGCTCCTGGATAAAATCAATTAATTTTTTTAACCAATAACGTTCATACAGTAATACTGCTGTTGATATAATCATCAAAATGATTAGAACTACTATTAATGCTATTAGCATATTTACTTCTCCTAACTTCTCGTTATCGCTATATTTCTAGATTCTTTGCTGTCTAAATTTAAATACTTACTTATACAAAATTGATCATTTTCATCTAGTGTTGGAACTTTTAGCAATTCCTTTAAAACTTCATCATGTTTTAAAAGAAATTCTTGATTATCCATTTCATATAACTTTTGTATGTCTCTAATCTCGCGATTAAAATATTTTCCATATATTTTTTTCAAATACTGAATACTTCTGCATCTATCTTCATGTTGTTTAATACTTGTTAAGCATCTTTCAGTAGCTATTTGACTTCCACAAAAATGACATACACATATAAGCTCTTTTGCGCTTTCTGGAATCTTTTCTAATCTCTCAATCAATAAAAGTAACTTTGGAGCTTCTGTGGCTGTACTGTTCTTATGAGATTCAAAGCGCTCGTACAAATCTTCTTTCTTATAGTTTTTTAGAGTTTTGTACCATTCCTCTATTCTCCACTTTTCAAGACCTAGTTTGTAATAACTTGATATATGTCTCATAAAATTTTTTACTTCATCTAATGTCATTGTCTTTCCTCTTCCAACCAATTGTATTCAAATAATTCTACTGGTTGTTCTTCCTTTTCTTCTACTTTTTGAGTTTGAAAATCACTTATAGTCTTTCCTTCTGATTTCCAATTCTCCAAAGTTTTCTTAACATAACTAAGACGTTTCGCATTATTTATGCAAGAATTGTCTAAAGCTAACTTAACTAACTTTGGATCATACGTTTCAAGCAGATAATCCAACAATTCAATTTCTACAGAAGATATCGTGCGCGCGTATATTTTTTCTAGATAATAATAATAATTATTTATTACATTATTGTTTGTTATCAGTTGTTTATCAGTTGTTTCGCAGTCGCTTATCAATTGTTTATCATTTTGTATATCACTCATTTGGTATTTACTCCAATTAAGTACCGTAATAAGGCGTCCTTTTGAACTTTGTTGTTGATTAATTTGTTTATCAATTTCGAACGACTTTAGAATACGTTGGATTTTATCTTTGTTTATCTTAAGTTTTGATGAAATAGATAAAGTACTCGTTATCAATTGTCCTGGATTCAGCACTATTTTTTCTCCATTAAACACGACTGACAAACTCTGATGTGTAGCAGTTAACAATAAATATATCCACACAGCCAAATGTTCTGCATCTTTGCATATAATTGGATTATCTAGCATTTTTCTATAAACTTTTATATATCCCGTATTGTTCATAAGTTATCTCTTTTCAACAATACTAGTAGTATAAGATTCATTCTCTTGCTTATCTATTTGTTCTACGTTGTAAGCTATCATTTGCATAGTTATTAAAATAGTTAAAGCAAACAATAGTAAGCTTCTTATATTCCATATTTTCTTTATTATTTTTTTCATAAAGTTTCTCCTTCCATAATTTTTCTCGCGTTATAGGTTTATTGACAAAATGTAAACTTTTTGCTATTATTAAATAGTAAATTTTTAAATTTACATCTATTATCATGATTGCTTGACAAGGCAATCTTTTTATATTCCTAATTTCTTTTTTACTAATCTTGTTAATGCCATTTTAGGTTTGCCGGATGGGATATAATAGTTCTTATCTCTCATCTCTTCTTGTATTTCTTCAATCAGAGAACGACATCTATTAATTCCTAACTTAGGCATTAATATTTTTATTTCTTTAGCACTAACATAAAGCTGATCTAATATTTCATCTTTTGTTGGTGCTTTATTTTTTTCTTGTTCCATAAAGAACTCCTTTCTATTTGTTGATTTACTCTTCTTTCTAACTTATAATATTGGCTAGAAAGTGAGGTTAAATAATGAACAAAAAAATTGAAGTCAACATTGATTTTAATAATACTGACAAATTAGCTTTAGAAATAACAAAAGCATATCTTGAAAAAAATTCTAGTGATGAATACCGATCTCCAAAAGAATTTACAAGAGTTTTTATTGCTACCTATTCATTAATTTTGAAAGAATTAGAAATAGTTAAACAGGATGAAACTCTTCTTAATTCGCTCATTACTAAAGCTTTTGACTTAGATTTTTCAGAATATGAAAATTCTAATCAAGATTAGACTAATTTCTAGTCTTTTTTTAGTTCATTCAAACCTTCTTTTATTAGTGTTTCCGGTGATTTTACCGTACCAAACCTACCAAGCTCATCACGATTGAATTTAAACACTTTATCTTCAACAGTATCTTTGCTTGCTAATAAATTACCTTCAAAATCCCAGTACTGATAAATAAATCTTACTGGGTCTTTTTCTGTTCCAGCTCCAATTAAAGATTTTGTCTCTATAACTTGCATTACTTTTGCATTTTCTGTTCCTCTAGGAACAACATTAGATATATTCATCTTATCCTTCCTCTTCTTGATTTGTTGAATTATTTGATTTTCTAATTATTTAT